GATACCTTTATCTCTCATTTTTGTAGCTACATATTTACCCCATGTACAATATCCACGATATACATATGGGTCAACTCTCTTTCCATATACTTGATCATATTTGTAGATATATTTTTTCATATCGCCCATTTCATAAAGAGCAGTACATATGTATGTTGTACCACTGTCACTGGCTGCTGCGTCATCAGAGAAACTTATGCCTTTACCACTATGACTTGTTTGAGTGCCAGTTTGTTGCCCAGCTTGTCCAGTTGGGTCAATTCCTGGGTTTTGCGTAAATCCAGTAATCCCACTATAACTAGCACCCTTACCACCACCAAGACCTGTAACGCCACTTGTAGTATCAATGCCACTAAACATATCGTCTACTTGTTGTTGCGTCATAACGTCAGCAACTTGCCCAGTAGTGTTTACTCCACCTATCCCTCCTGTTGGGTCAGCTTTACCAAATGGAGCTAAACCTTGTATTGATACAGAATTAGGTGTGTAGCCAGACATAGGATTTAATCCAACGCCATAAGCAGTCATCTTGCCTTGTTGCATACCAAAGTTTTGAGCTTCTCTTGTAGATATAGATTTATCTTTGTTAGTGTCTGCCATACTTCTAGCAACATCTAAAGATGGATTAGAAAACATATCTACAACTGTATCCGTAAAGCCTTTATTTTGACCAAGTGCAGATTGTGCTGCTTTTTCTGCGTTATAAGATGTCATACCTCTACCAATCGTGCCCATTACACTTACTGGTGTTGGTGCAAATCCAAGAGCATAACCTATGGCAGAACCTTTTGAAACATTACCAAGTCCTATTGGATTAGTCATATCAAATCCTAATGATAGATTGCTATATTGATCAGGGGTTAAACTTCCCAAAGCTCCAAATTGGTCATTTCTTGCCATTGTTATCTACCCATCATGCCTTCTGCAAAAGGATCAATACCTCTTCTAACCATATCTATTTGCTCTGCTGACATATTACTTAGATCAAATGGTCTTTGCATAGGCATAGGTGGTGTTGGTCTAGCCATTGGTAAAGCACCCATTTGTTGACCACCTTGCATATCTACAACTCTGCCAAACTCTTGTGGTGTTACTGGAGATAATGCCTTCTCTCTAGCTATCGCTTCCATTGCTTCTTGTGGATTTAGACCCATGTCTATAAGCATACGCACTTTGTCTACATCACTTAGTTCCACTGCAGCTCTTTCGCCTTCACGAACCACTGATCTTGGATCAATGTTTTGTGGCATCATACTATCCATACCCATGTCGAGATTAGGTGGGATGTTTTCTCTTGCCATTTCTCCTTCAAGATTTGTTCCACCCATAACTTCACCTTGTCGTGCAGTTGATCGTGGATCAAGTTGTTGGATCATTTTAGGATCAACAGGAAGACCTGTTTGATCATCTACATACTCACCCGATGGGGTTATTACTATTGGCATTTTCGTTAATCTCCTGTTGTAGTTTTATGGCGTTCTTTTCTCTCTCTATTTGCAAGTCTAGTTCTAGCTTTGCTACTTTGGCTTGTAAGTCTGCTTGTAGCTTTGCTTGTTCTATTTGCAAATCTTGTTTCGCTTCTGCTTCACTTATCGCAAGTTTCTGTTGTGCTTTAGCTTGGTCAGCTTGTATCTGCACCTCTGTTCTTGCTTTTAATGCGTCAGCTTCTAATTTTGCTAATTGTGCTGCATATTGCAGTGGATTGTTTTGTTGTTGTTGTTGTTGTTGTCTCTGCATCATTTGTGCTAGTGGAGCAATCGCATCCATTTCTGGTGACTTAGCTACAACTTCTGCTGCTCTTTGACTTATCATCATGTCTAGTTGTGGATCAATATCCTCAAACTTAAATTTAGGATCACGCAAGTTTGGTAACATAGGTAATGCCATACCAATACCAGCTTCCATCTTTTGTCTATACAGTAAGGCTATATGCTCTGCTATATGTGCAATAAGCAGAGGTTGCATACCTGCGGCTCCAGGGTTTCCAGCTAGTGATGGGTCTTGTGCAAATTGTAAGTGAACTGCAATATGACTTTCGTGATCTTGTTCTGGAAATGCCCTAATAGATTTACCATACATCAATGACATATTCTCTGATACTGGATCAATTCGTGATGCTTCGTCTGGCTTCTTGAGTATTTCGTCTATGTTGTTTATGCGTATGGCTTCATACATTCTCTTATGAGCTTCATATACATCATGCAGTTGTGGTGATTGTTGTGACATTTGTAAGACTGCTTGAGCTTGTGCGATACGTTGTGCAGTGCTGAATATATTAGGATCACTGACTGGTATTACGTCTATTCTATCATCAAAGTCTTTTGCAAATATTGTTTGACTTGTGCCACCAATAGAAAATTGAAAAGATTCAGGTAAATATTCTGCATTTAATTTAGATAATAATTTAAATTCTTGCCCTTGTGAGTAGTGCAACCTTTTGTGTATGGCACTGAATGACTTGCTACCTTGTTCAATTAACGCAACAGTAGACCCAACGGGAGCATTTGGATTTACATCGCCTACATTAAGATCGGCAGTACTAGCAAACCTTCTTCCTGCATCTGTTATGGCAGTCATCAAGTTGAACAAGGTATTGGATGGCTCTTTAAATGGTAAGGGCATAATAGCCTTGTTTACATCATCTACTGTAGCATCTAGATCAGCAAACTCTCCTGGGTTGATCTGTAACTCACCTCCAGTAACTCTGCCTTTTAATTTAAAACCACCTTGCATATTAGCAAAAGCAGCACTATCCAATAAAGCTCTAAGTGCTCCAGTCGCCGCCTTTCCTAATCCACCTATCATATGGAAAAGTCCAAAGCCATAGAAGCCAGTTCCTGGTAAAAACTTATAGCTTACAAACCAATCACGCCTTTTTTGTTGTTCATCTTCTTCATTCCAATTACGTCTTACACTTACTATAGCTTCTGAATCATAATCAATTGTAACTACATAAGGTAATGAAACTAGGTTTTCTTCATCCTCATTACCACCATCTATGCCATCAAAGGTTTGGTAACTGTGCACCTCAAGTAGTGTCATCATCTCGTCACTACTATCGCCATAAGGATCAACGCCTTCTATCTCGCTTCCTATATCTCCACTTGGGTCTATGTCATCCCCATTATATTTACTTGGTAAGTAAAACCCAGCCTTCACATATTTATTAAAATCGTTTTTAGGCATACGAATTATGTGTGTGTACCTATTAGATGTGTATAAGTCTTTACTCTCTGGTGAAACTACAAAGTCCTCTGCTTTCACGAATTGAGAACACTGCCTATCTAAGTTAGCATCCCACCAAACTTTTTTAAATGTATGTCCAACGAGTGGTAGTTGAAATAACATCTGATCTAAATCTGGAAAGTATTCTGGCATCTCTTGTGTAATCTGATAATTCATAAAATCTTTTACACGCCTAGCTTGTTCTTCTACTTCTTCACTAGGATCACCAACTATAACTGTCTTTACTGGCCCGCCACTTGGATATAATTCTGCAATCGCCTTTGCATTAAATTGTGTTGCTGCTTCTGCAATCATAGGATGGACTACATTGCTTAGTCCTCTAGTTGCCCTTTGGTTTTCTTCTTCTTCTTGACCACCATGTGTGTCAACTGTTTCTAATCCTTGCTTATATCTGTGTTCCCAATCTGATCTAGCTTCTTTATCTGCTTCATAACTGCTGATAAGCTCACTAGCTATCTTAACTAGTTCTTTTGCATCTATTTGTTCAGCTAAGTTTTCATCAAACTCACTTTTATTTTCTTCTACAATGTCAAGTGATGGATCGCCAACTAAGACTTCGTTATTACCTATATCTTCTATTTCAAAAGTATCAGAGGGCATTGCGTCTGCAAATGGAATTACTTGTGGTTCTCTAGCCATATATAGTCATCCTTCTTTCTTCCATTTGATCATCATCGTCATAATCAGTAGAATGTGTGATAAACCAACCTTTTCTTAATCTTAGCCAAGCCTGTGTACAAGTGTCAACTATATCATCATTATCACCCATTGGAAAGGCTGAACATATATCAATTAAATTTTTTGCCCATTTTTTTCCTGCAGGGTAAAATATTCTACCATCTTCTAGTAATGCAGAACTACTGTGTGCCCTAGCAATCTTGTCTCTATCTGGTGAATAAGCTAACACTGGAATCCCACCCATGCGTAAGTCTTGTAGTAAACTTTGACCACTAGCTTTCTTCTCTATCAAAACAGTGTCTGGCTGCCAGTCATCATATGCTTCTTGTGCAAGTTTCCTTAATTCTGGATACGTTACTCTGTCGTACCACATCTCAACTACTATAGCATTAACTTGACCATTCATCTTGAAAATACCCCAAGTAGTTCTTGCACTGTAACTGCTAGTTTCTTTTGTACTAAACGCTGTATCATAACTTTGCACTAAGTATTCTATCTCTGGCAGATCGTCTTTTTCCCAGGGAACCCACCACTCTGCTTTTAATATTCCACCACCTTTGGGCATTGGTCTTTGTTGCAATTGACCTGCACTTGCGTATGAACCCAAACTTTTTTCCAAAGTATCAAGAGTTTTTTCATCAATCCTCTTCTCCCACAACAACTCCCCTTCTTTTGTTCTAGGGTCTGTGAAGCCAAGTGATGACTTCGTTGGTGTTGGATGTCCAATTTCATACCTTGCAGGCAAACAAAGATGATCCCAATCATTGTACTCATTCGCTAATATATGTCCAGTAAGGTCGTTCTCATGTACCCTCTGCATAATTATAATAAAGGCACCAGTTTTAGGATCATTCAATCTAGTCTGCATGGCTTGATCCCACCACTCAAGAACACCTTCTCTAACTGTAGATGATTCAGCTTCTCTTACGTTATGTGGATCATCTATAACTATTATGTCTCCACCTTCACCAGTTAGTGCACCATCTACTGACGTTGCAATCCTCTGACCAGTTTTATCATTCTCAAATCTTTGCTTTTGGTTTTGGTCAGTGGTTAATGAAAATGTATCTCCAAAATATCTTTTATACCATCTACTGTCAATCAATCTTCTACACTTAACACTATCTCGAATAGATAATGATCCTGCATAACTAGCAAACAAGAAGCGTTTAGATGGTTGTATTGTCCAAGTCCAAGCTGGTAGAGCTACTGCTACGCTTATAGACTTCATATGTCTTGGTGGTATATTTATTATTAGCCTTTTAATATCGCCTTCTACTACTGCTTGTAGATGTTCTGATACTGCGTCTAAGTGCCAGTTATCGTAAAACTCTCTGCCTGGCTCAATCGCTGACCACGATCTCTTTGTGAACACCTTCAATGATCTCCTCATCTTCTCCTGGGAAGCTCTGCGTTGAAGCTCGTCTAAGGGTTCGTTCAAGGTTGTCAAGTTCCTCATCTGATATCCTAGTTAAGTCTATTACTTGTTTATGCTCTACTATAGTTTCTTTCTCTATCTTATCTTGCCAACCCGCTCTGTTTTTCAGATAAAATATCATTGCAGTGTTATCGCCTTCTAGTGCCTTTTCAAATAACTTATTAGTTACTTGTTGTATGCCTTTACCCTTACCTCTTTTTATAGCATTTGAAAACTCTATAAATTCGTTTTGCTTATCATACAATGTAGATGTAGCCATACCCAT